CGTGAAAATTTTGCATAGGACCAAGATATGGTTCTATTTCAGTTGTTACATCACATTCGTCTTCGTCTTTAAAAATAATGAGGTCGTTGGACCTTTCCTTTTCTTTAAATAAATAAATATATTTTTTTGGGGTTTGTGTACCATTACAATCATAATATATTAAAGACGAGTATCCATCCTCTCTTTGAAGCCTGAGTCTGTCGTCTTTATCTAAAGAAGAGCTAACAAGTTCGTTTAACCAGTCTAAAGGTGTTTTAAACCATTTAGAATATAATTTATTCAAGTGGTACCTCGTAACCATACCAATTAAAAATACGAGTTGTGGTTGTGTTTCAACCATTAAATAATAAAAACACCCGACCGCTGTGGAAACACACACGTTCCAGAGTAAACTATTTAGTTTTAAAAAGAAGGCGCAAGACACCACCATTAACATAACAGTTTTAACAATTTGTAGTTTAAAATGTTGGTTAAACTGGTATTGTGGTAAAATACCCATATTTTGTTTGCTATAGTCTGTTGTAGGAGTCATTTATTTAAGAATTTTTTTATAAAAAATAAAAGACGACCCCGATAGGTCACGATTTTTTATAAAAATATAAGGAGTAGATAAATGAGCACCAAACAATCTACTATCACTGTCGTCACCGACGACAACAAAGAATACACTATCCGAGTTTGCGGAACGGCTTCGGATCCCCTACTTTTTTCGGGAAAGACGTATGTGAGATTATGGATATCAAGGACATTAAAGATAGTCTTCAAAATTTGGTTTCAGAAGACCACAAAAAAGAGTTAAAAAATTTACTTAAAGAACAGAATAATGCTATAGTTCCAATCGACCATAACAAACGAAAAATTTGGGAAGTTGTCAAGACGCTCGGATCAACACTTTCAAATATTGATTCTAAATTTTTCCAAAAAATTTTAAAGGAATTCAAATAGTGGATTTTTAATGGTTTAAACAACCTTAAATTCTCAAATAGTGGATTAATCCACTATTTTGGTTTAATGGTTTAAAAGACCATTAAATTGAAATTTGAATATTTTCCCTAGGGTATACCCTTCGGAAATTTCAAAATCCCCTTTATTTATTTGAAAAAGTGCCACTGAAAGAGTTAATAAATGAAAGTGTCAATGTTTCTTATACTATTACTAGTTGTTTACACAATGGCTCAAAATCCCCTTTATTTATTTGAAAAAGTGCCACTGAAAGAGTTAATAAATGAAAGTGTCAATGTTTCTTATACTATTACTAGTTGTTTACACAATGGCTCAAAATCCGGTTGATTGTAGCCAAAAGTGTAAAAATAAGTTTGGGGGTTTAGTTGGTGGAAGAGCGGCTACATTTGACGACAAAAGTTTATATGGTTATTCTAACCAAAACTGTAAATGCACATGTGTTTTTCCACCATCAGATGAAAAGAACCATTCCGGTTGTACAAAGAAATGTGCTTCAGACCCACCATCATACTGCTATTACATTAGAGTTTTGGGTTGTATTAAGAATAAAGGTGTTCTTTGTCATAATAAGAGCTATAATAAATGAAATTGTTTACGTTCTCCAAAATATAATTGCCAACTTTCTAATGGTTCATGGAACTGTCAATTTGTTGGAAACTTTGCGGCAACACACGATGCCGGTAATGGTCACTACTTTCCTAATTTAGATTATTAAAAGTTTATGTTTTTAATGCTTAATAAAAGCATTAAAAACTTTTTTATTTAGAATCCCAAGTCAGGGTCCTCTCCAAAGTATTTTTTAATCATAACCGCCATATTATCTTCTGCTTTGTCTATACCACATTCTTCACATGTTTTCTTGTAATGTTCCAGGTATTCTTCTTTCAGGTTAGGGTGCTCTTGGTCCATATCTGAAATCTGCTGTCTAGATCTTAGGACAATGTTCTTCGTTTCCTCAAGCTTCTCTTGATGCTGAGTGTACAAGTACGCCGCCGTCGCTCTTTTTTGGTTGAGTTCAAGGTAAATTTGTAAAGGTTCTTTTTCGTTTGGATCTTTGGTTACATCCTCCCTTAAATATTCGATCTTCTTTTTAATCTCTTCAATCTTATGTTTCTCTTTTGTAGTCTGCTCTTTGATTAAATTTGCATACTTTAGATTTTCGTCGCTTTCGCGGTCCGGATGGTCAACTTCAACCACGTTATTTCTGTCCAAAACTCTAGATTGTAATGGTGTAGGAGAACCCACATCACATACAAAAATTTGATTGGCCGATTGATACTGAATTAGTTCTTTGGACTTTTCCTCGGCTTCTTCCAGACGGTTAAAGGTTCCTCGAACCTTTATAAAACCATAAATACCGTCTTCATCAGGGTTTGAACCGTTTGTTGGATTAAATGAAAACAATGCATATTTTTGACCAGAAACCTCTGGGTCTATATATTTTCTATCTGCTTTGATATACTTGTCAACATAAAGGTCTTCAAAAGCATGAACAAGTTCATCGTCTGTCAAAGGTTTACTTTTACTTGATTTCCAAACTTCATGTTTTAACAAGTACGTTAAGAGAATCGACATGGCTTCTTTAACCTTTAAATCATCAACACCTTTCATATCGGTTTTGCCTTGTGATTTAAGGTGTTTCAGGATCTCTTGAACATGATGCTTAACCAGCCCATTCAAGTCTCTTGGAGAAGTCAATGAACTGTAGACCATTTTTCCTTGTTGTTTAATGATTTCATCGCACCATTCTTTGGCGCTAATAGATTTGTTTAATAAGGTATCCATACTTCTTTATTAGTTATATTTTTCTTTATAAATCGTAAAGATTTTGTTTTTTAATGGTTCATGAACCATTAAAAATAGAGATTTCAAAACATATAATTATGGTTTAATTTAACTTAAATATTCCTATAAGAAAGTGTTAAAACGGAATTTGGATAATCTCCTTCAGAAATAAAATATAATGGTTGATTCGCACCAATTGTAATTGGTTTTGGATAAAACAAGGTTGTTGCAAGTATTCCAGGGGCGTGTTTAAGAATATGCTCCTTTTCCGTCTTTACGATTAAATTGGACGTTATTGGATCTTGAAAGGTTAGTTTAACCTCCATATCGGGTGATGCTTTAGCTTTGCTGTATTTACACAGCAAAGTAATGGACAAAACCTGTACCGAAGTGGGAAATATCAAAGATGGGAAAAAATAGGTTGTTATTTTTTTACCTTTTTCATCGTCTGCCACAACACCGGTAGAGCGAAGATGAAGAATCTCATCTCTTTTACTTAGATCTTCTACACGAAACATTTATTATATATATCTTTTTAAGTCAAATTATTGGGAAGATTTGGAGTGTAAATCTTGTATTATTAATTTTTTCTTCAGATCTTTCAGTAAATAAATGGCAACTTCTTCAGTAAACTTTAGTATACCCAGTGCACCAACAGTGTTTGGACACGACGATTCGGGTAAATATCCGAAACTATTGACAGATTCTACAAATTTCAGAATTAAAAAAATTATGGACGACGAGAAGCTTCTTCAAGACGAAATTAAAAACCGCAATGGAATGTGCAAAAAGTATGGGCGTCTTTCAACCGTAACCGACGGTTTAGAATACTCTTTAATTTTGGCAGATATTATTGTTGGTGTTGTAGCGGCTTCTATACCAGGAGTCGGAAATATGATATCATCAGCCACATTTTCTGGTGTAGGTTCAATTTCTGGTTTAGCAAAGCTTGTACAAAGTAAATTGAACGAGAAGAAAATGAAGCATTACAGACTCTCGGTTATCGCCTCGACTACTTTGAACAATTTACACCGTAAAATCAAAAAAGCTATAAGTGACGGTGACATTAGCCACGAAGAATTTGAAGATATTCAAAATACAATCAATGAATGGAAAAAAGGTCCCGTATCATCTACAAAACAACCTGCTCTAAACCAGGAGACAATTGACCTTTTAAACAAACAAGCAGCCGAAAAGGCACAAAAGGAAATTTTGGAACAACTCAAGCAGTTGAATATGAAAAAATAAATTTTAAAATTTTTATGATACATTGTATCATAAAAATTTATTCAAAAAATAATGGTTTAAATATCTATTATAAATTTTATTATACTTTTAATATCTAGAATAAGAAATGGAATGGTTAAATAAGCCTTATTTTTAAAACAACCAGCCAACACGACAAAAAGTGGTAGTGTGAGTGGTGCTACTAACCCTAAGAGACACGTTGATGATATAAGTATACCTTTAAAAAGTTTCTTTTTTAAAAACATGATGATTTATTCCCTAAACTTATTTATAAATATAATTTCAATTTACTTGGTTGTTTTCAACTTTAATTTATTTCTTACCGGACGATCAGTTAATGTAACCTGACTTATACCATTAATAATTTCTTTTGTTGCCGTATCAATGTTTTTTACTCCGGCACTTTCAAGGATCTTTTGAACCTTCTTCTCTTTTTCTTTTTTGCTAATATTTTTCTTAATATTGGTTTCTTCGACCATTAATGTTATATGTTTATAGTTGTGCTTGAAAATAACCCCGTCTTGGTTATGATTTTTAAGATAAGAAATAATACGGTTCCGAGTGGTTTCTTCAGCCTTTTTTAATTCCTTGATTTGATCTCTATAGTACATTAAACGCTTACATTGATCTTCTAAAGTCATTTATTATAAATTTTATTTAGTGGTTGCATTAACTCTTAAAGTTCATACTTTTTTAGAAAAGTGATTTTAAATGGAAAAAAATTATCAATTTCATGGCTTTTTAAGCCATTAAAGAAAAAATGAAATTTTAGGAATATTGAACCATAAAATAAAGAGAAATATCCAAGTGTATAAAACTAGCCTTTGGTTTTGAAAGGAGAGCTGGAAAGGATACTTCCTGTGATTATTTAATTCAAAAATATGGTGGTGTTAAGTTATCCTTTGCGGAACCTTTATATCAGATATTAAACTGCTCAAGACGTATGTGGGTTTGAACACTCTAAAGATAGAAAATTTTTACAATATATTGGAACAGAGTGAGCTAGAACCATTAACAACGATGTTTGGGTCGATTTGTTGACGAAGAAATTTAATGGTTTGATAAACCGAATCAAAGGTAAAGTTTCTGATAACTTGGATGGTTATAGAGTTGCAAAATTTTGATGGTTGGAACTTTACCATCTCAAATGATTCTACTTTAGATGATTTATAAAATCTATTGTTTCTTTATCTATGATCCCGGTTACCTTTAAAACCCCCGAATTTTGTTGAAGGTTTTGACTGCTTCTTCAATTTTTATAGTTGTATGTTTTTAAGTAAGTAACAACCCTACTTTTTCCATTTTTCATTTTTTGCAAACTCTATATATTCAGGTGTCATTCTTCCATTAACGGTTAACTCATTTTCCCTCTGAGATTGGCGTTAATGCTTATTTGAAGCATTAAAAATATTTAAATTGAATACGAGTACTTCCATCCAAGAGTTGTAAACAGCTCTTTACATATGGTGTGATGGAACCTTTTTCTTTCCGATGTTTTTAACGTTAAGAAATCCATTTCGTGACATGGATGCCCATGTCTCTTTAAAAGTTGATAAAGGACAAACTGAGCATTAATAAAATTTTTTCTTTTTGATGCCTTTTCACCATCAACCACTGTGTATACATTGTCATAGGTTTCCGTAAGCTTATCAAAGTCTTCCAATAAGGCGTCTTCCAAATATTCTATATTGTCACATGGTTGTCCTGTCAAAGCATGGTGGATCAGAACAATATCGTCGTAATATTTTTTAACGTCTTTTGAATCCAATTCCTTTAAAATATCTAAAATTGTGGCTCTAGTAACCTTTTCATAACGCTTTTCTTTTTTAAGGCTATCATCAACACTAATGATTTTCTTTTCAATCAATTTAACTTCTACTATGGTGTAAATTTCTTCTGGGATGTTTGTTTTCTGCTTGCCCTGGTATTGGATAATACAGTCCCTAAAGTGTACCTTTCTATTGTAAGTGTACTTGCTGGCCATATTGACCCTACCCACGTCTGAGAACGATGACGTGTTTGATATGAGCGATTGCTCTGTTGAACACACAGCACACACGGCTCTATCGTCATCTTTGATAAACTCTGTTTTGTTTCCACACACGCACGGTGGAGGACTAGTTTTGATTGAGTTGTTTGTAGACCTTATCATGAATTCAAAATTTTTAAGGATTGTATACTCCTTTAATTTTTGAATAAATTCTTTTTTGACTTCATCTTTTTTGGCCGAGTGTTCCTTTAAATTTTTTCTATTTGAATTAAAGAATGGTATAACCATTGTTTGTTTATTCAAAGAATTATATTTTTCTATGATAGGTGCAACGTCTATAATAAAATACTTGAGATTTTCAAATTCCCGAATTTTAATGGTTAATTCTTCTCTTAAACAGGTAAGTCTATAAATTATACGATGCCGAAGGTTAAAATTACCATTTAATAACAAATTTACCTTTCTCAAGGTCTTTTCAAATCTTTCCAGATTAATGGTTTCTTCGATTATGAAACTTTGAATCTTTGAATTGAGCTCCAAGATATCCATATTTATCGTCATCCTTTATTATATACCAAATTTGTTTATATTCAAATTTCAACGTAGTTGTGGTCCTTTTAAATCTTAAATAATAATAAAAATATTCTTATAAAGGGAGAAAAACAATCTAATTCGATCGTTCACGAAATTGAAACGAAAATTTAAAATAAATAAAAAAGATATAGTATGGAACACCTCAACCTTGAAAAAATAAAAAAAGGAATAATAGTGGGTCGGTACGAAAAAAGAACAATTGCCAAATTTAAGGTGAATTCTTCCACACTCAATAGATTTTTTGGGACGGAATGTACAAACACATCTCTTAACCTTATGTTGATTACATCTGACCATACAGTCTTACTGTTAGAGAGAACACAATCTTTTCATTTCACAAAGGTTGTGAAAGACCTTAAATTTAAAAGAATAAATTATAATCTACTGAAGACGTTATACACCACCGAATTGGAAAAAATAAAAACAATGATTAATTCGAACCACAACTTTGATAAAAATATTTTTTTTGGTTTAAAAGCACCAACGCCACCAATTTATATATTTCCGGGTGGTCACAGTCACAACAACGAATCTATAATTTTCACATTGATGCGAGAATTTAGGGAAGAAACGTCCATTAATATAAACTTGAAAGAGTTAAAGTTTAATCAATCATATTTTTTTAGTCTTGAGATAGAAGACTTGTTGGTTAACAAGGACTTTAAAAATTTAATTTTCCCAGTAAAGGTTAATATAACAAGTGTTGAATTGTTAAAACGGTTTAAGAAAACCAAGCATACAAACAACCCTACATTCGTCAATATTGACGAATGCAAAAATACCTATGAAGCTCTCATTAAAGT